GTTGGTGACAGAAGGAAACTGAAGGTCGTTCCTGAAGCAAATCCAGCCAACGACGCCATAGATTATTACTGCTATGAGTCAGTCGACTTCCAGCTGAGACATAAAACTGGTGACGATTACGATGCAATTATTCTAATCGACGAAAGTGGGTCTTAGTAGCTAAGGTATAGTTCGGTAAATAACAGAGAGGGGGTTTTTTAACTCCCTCTCTTTAATAAGAAAGTGACGTATCACTGATGATTAAATTAGGAACAGAATTAGATATTTATTATGGTAGAGAAGACTCTGATAAACTAACTCACCAATTCACTTCTACAATAACAACTCCATTTGAACCGCATCCATATGCTCTTATTTTTGCCTCACACATTTTTCATTTAGAAGAATACCCACAAAAGGTAGTAAACAAATTACTGAAAGATAATTTTGTAATTATATATTTCTGTGATAAAATACCTAAAAATTTAATAAAACATAAACATATTATTTATATAAAAACTCCTTGGAGATATTTTGATGTTACCACCATTAAAAATATTAATCTGTTCAGTTGTACAGTTGGAGTGGGTGGAGATAGGGGTTTAAAATTAGCAAAACAGTATTCTATAAAATTTAATAAACCGTTAATAAACACTATAGAAGATGTAAATAAAGTGAGAGTACTACTTAAGGAAGAAGAAAGTAAGAAGAAGACAATTTTATTTGATGTTATTTACCAGTGTCTAGACAGAGGTTTAGGGGATGTATTAATTTCGACACCAATTATTAAGGCACTAAAAAAGAAATTTAATGCTGATATTATTTATGCGTGTAAAGATAATCATAAGGAACTTTTAGAACACAATCCAGACATTACGAAAATTATTACCAGATATGAAGATATGGATACGATGAAATACACTTACCATTTACCGTTAATTAGGCATACTGAAGATTATAAGATTACTCGAAATCAACAACCTCGAATAGATTCTATGGCCGAATTGTTTATGGTAGAGATTGATAAAAACGAAGATAAAAAACCTAGAATATATTTAACGGAAGCAGAATTAGAATGGAGTAGATTACGAGTACCAAAAAATAAAGATGTGTATAGAATAGGAGTTAATATAGAGGCTACTGCATCTTCTAGAAGATGGACATATGAATATTTAATACCATTAATGCAATCATTAAATAACGCAACTAAGTATAAATTTGAGATATATCTATTTGGTAAAGGGCAAAATCTAAAAGACAAACAACATCTATTACCAGGATTTATCAACAACTATATTCATAAAACAACTCTTAGACAATTAGCATCAATGACTTATAGAATGGATTTGGTATTATCAGTAGATTCTTTATACAGTCATATCGCGGCAGCATTCGATGTACCGTCAGTAATTATTTATGCAACTATTCCAGCAGAATGGAGAAATAAATATTACAGAAGTATAGGAGTACAGAGCAACCGAAAATGTTGTCCGTGTATGGACTTTCAATTCGTAACTAAAGACGATTATCAAGAATGTAGGAAAGCTTCATCCACAGGAGTAACTCCTTGTATTGCAGACATAACTCCAGATATAATAAAAGAAAATATATATAAATTAATTAAAAAATATCGGATAAAACCAGGGAATTAAATAAATACTAAAATACTAATATTATTATAGTTTCTTTATTAATGAGAGGATATGCTTGATTATGGATATATTGCTATGTATAAGTAGATTAGACGCTGGATGTAAACTCTTTGATAAAGATTTATTAGCGTATACCTTAGGAAGATTGGAACCGAGTTTCAAAGTAAAAATATTTACTATGGATGAGGTTATAAGGAAGAAAGTTTCTGACAAACTTGTAAAGGCAACTAACCTAGTAGAAGCATTAGATGATTTTGGAAAAGATAAAGATAACTTTATAGTAATTACTCGACTAGCTCTTTGCAATGTCAATTTTGAGAATTTAATAAAGTATCATAGTAATCACGATAAGAAGATGACTATTGTATGTAAGAACTTTGTAAAAAATAAATCAATACCTATTTACAAGTTAAATGAACAAAAAGAAATAACTGCGGTAACAAGTAGAAGATTTGCAGATGCAGGTATTTATTTATTCAAAGGCAAGTCAGACTTTAAAAATTATAAAAATATAAAAGCAATTATTTTAGATATGATAGATAAAAGAGAAGTTAAAGCGTATGTCCACAAGGGTTATTTTTGGACTTCAAAAAATATAAAAAGGAGAGCAGATGTCAAAGGTACTTCTAACTAGTGCAGACATTTCTGATATATTAGGAATAGACGAAGCAGAGATTCCACAGAGAATTGTTGATTGGGGTAAAGCAGAAGTTGAAAAGATGTTGTGTAAAAAGTATGATGCAGTAGAGGATGAGGTAGAAGAATTTATACTAAGGGATAATATTACCCAGGATTATTTACAATTATCTCAAAATAACATTACTTCAATAAGTTCTATTACATATAGACGAATAGGTATTGATTCAGCAGAAGCATCCACTATTGAAGCAGAAGATTACTATCTTGAATCTGATACAAGTATGGTTTATTTTACTTCTGGGTTATATAACAATTATATATATGCAATAACTTATACTTATGGTGGAGTAGCAATAGCAGACATAGATAGGCAGTTACAATTTTTAGTAATTTTAAGATACTTGTTAAAATACAAATCAGATTTATTTACTACTAATCACGAAGTATCTTCCGAAAAAATTGGTGATTATGCAATATCATACAATACTGAAAAATTACAATCTAAGCCAGAACTTATAGATGCGGATATTGAGAGGTTGAAAAAATTAGCAGGTGGCGGAGATAACTATTTTATAGGATTGGTATAATGAGTATAGAAAATTTATATAATAAAGAGGGATATGCTATTTCAAGAGCAGTAGTAAGTACTAACAAGTATGGTGAAAGTAAATTCATTGAAAGTGAGTCAACTTCATTCGATTGTGCGGTACAACCCCAGAGTGGAGATTATGAAGTTACAATACAAGGTAAAGTAGTTAAGGTAACTCATAATTTATATTGTGCTACAACAGTGGAAGTATCTGCTGGAGATGAAATTAAAGTAGATGATATAAGGTATAGAGTATTATCTGTTTTGGACGAATGTTCACAAAGTCATCATCTTAAGATTTTATTAGAAAGGATTTCATAGTGGCAAGTACACTACGTGTTACAGGAGCAGAAAAAGTTATAGGTAAATTACGAAAACTTCAAAGAACTGTTCCAAGGGCAGTTGAAGATGGGATGTACAGATTAACTTCTAAGGCTGCTGAAGAAACTCGTAAAGCAATGCCAGGTTGGATTTGGGATACGGGTAACTTAGCAAGTTCAATTGATAATATGGTAAAGTGGGAAAAGGGTGCGTGTACTGGATATGTATTTACTCCAGTAGATTATGGTATATATGTACACTTTGGAACTTATAAGATGAAAAGCAGACCATTTATGGATATAGCATTAAGAGTTTTACAGCATCCAGAACAGCAACAATGGGCATTCAAGGGGATATTGAGATAATGGATATACTAGCAACTATAAGAGCTAATTTAATAGCAGATACAGATATAACTGACTTAGTATCAGTAAATGATATAAGGGTAGAAAATAACCCCATACCTACTACTGATAAGCAAATATTATTAAGAGAAACGTTAGGTAGGTCGGAAATTAAATTAGATGCAGAATTAGGTGTCTTTACTATTTTAATATATGTGAAAGATTCAATAGATGAACCAGTTAAGATAATAAAAGAAATATCAGTAGCAGTATTGAAATGTTTAAATAAAAAGAATGAAACTTTAAAAGACGAGGATACCTTTGTTAGATTCTTTGTAAAATCTAGCGGGGAATTAGTACACGATAATGATAATAGGTGTTGGATGAAAGTTATCGTTTTTGACTTTGTAACTGGAGAATAGTTTTTAAAATAACAAAAGAAGGAGGAAAGATATGAGCTATACTTTCAAGTTTTCAACGGGAAAAATATCTATAGGAGACTCTGAAATAGCTACTGCCGCAGGTATTACAGTATCTTATGACGGTAATCCAGCAGAGTACTATGGCGGAGATTATAGATATCCACTTGCAATGGAACTAGGTAACCAAAGTTGTGAAATTACAGTAGAGTCTGCCGAATTTTCAGTAGACGAAACAGCTTGGTTAGATAATGAACTTGTAGACATTACACTTGAAGCAGGCGCTAACGGTGGAGGTTTAACAGGTACAGTTACTAATTGCAAGGTAGTTTCTTATGAAGTTGTTTCTACTCAGGATGATTTCGTAAAGGCTACAATAGTATTAAGAAAGGTACAGACAGTTACATAATAGTAGTTACGTTGTGTAATTAAACACTTAGAGAATTGCTTATCGTTTATAAGCCAATTAAAAGGAGGTATAGAAAATGGGTAAAACAAAAAGGATTACTCAAGTTAGTTACATTATAACATTAGGGGATGGAATAGACTATAAAATCAAGTCTCTCAGTTTATCAGACGCTAAAGAAGCAATGTCTAAACTGAAGGGTTTGGATAAGATAGATATCGAAAAGGTTCCTGGATTAATGGATAACCTAATAGATATCTGTGCTGTTATTTTGAAAGCCACAAATCCAAAAATTACCAATGAAAAGGTTGGAGAGATAGTCAGCGTTAACGATATTAAGACTATTATGAATATTGGATTAGGCAATCCTGTGGATGTTGAAACTGACGAAGAGAAATAGAATGCAAGATGAAAAGAAATTAACATTTCTTGAAGTAGATAAATTGGCTTCTACTTATGGTTGGACTATAGAATATATTTCTAAGTTAGACCGAGCAGAAGTTACTAGTTTATTGGAGGCTATAAAGGAAAGAGAACTAGAACATTATAGAACTCTATCTTATATAGTAGCATTAGGTATGGCTGGGAAGACGTTAGATGACTTAGATAAACAACCAGTTAATAATGCTGAAGTTAGCAAAGAGACTACAGAAAGACATCAACAGGAACAAAAAACAAAGATGATAAAACTCTTTCAATTATTAGGTACTAAAGCTGATAAGATACAAGAGGGTTTAAAACAGGGTAAGTTAAAGGCATAAGGAGATATTGTGAACATAGGCGAATTGCGCGTAATTTTAAGTCTCGCTACGCAAAGGTTTAACTCTGCACTAAGTGGAGCACAATCTGCCATAATGTCTTTTAAAAATGCTATAGGTGGTATTGGAGCTGGTATTGGCCAAGTTTTTAGTAAAGTTGCAGAAACTGTTAAAAGAGTAGGTATAGTTTCAGGCATAGCTTTTACTGGAGCTATTATAGCAGGCGCAAGATTTGAAGACGCAATGAATAGAACTTTTGCTATAATCTCTAGTGGTGGTGAATTGGCAGCAGGTGCTATAACAGAATTAACTGATGAAGCTAGAAGATTAGGAAGAGAAACTCTTTATAGTTCAACTCAAGCCGCAATGGGTATGCAAAAATTAGCACTTGCAGGTTTTAGTGTAGGTGAAATTAAGAACACAATTGGACCGGTGTTAAATATGGCTATTGTAGGTAATATGGATTTAGCTGATGCTACCGACGTTGCTATTACAGCACTAAAATCATTTCAAATGGAAGCAAGTGACGCTGCTAAGGTAGCAGATATCTTAGCAAAGGCATCCACAAGTGCAAACGTTACAGTAGGAAGTTTAGGTGAAGCTTTAAAATATTCAGCAGCAGTTGCTAATGCAGCAGGTTGGTCTATGGAAGAATTATCTGCTATGATATCTCAGATGGGTAATGCAGGTTTCCAAGGCTCTCAAGCAGGTACAGCTTTAAGAAGAGCAATTGCTATGATGTTAAGTCCCACAAATAAAGCTCAACAGGTAATGAAAAAATACGGGTTAACCTTTGTAGACGCTGCAGGTAAGTTAAGACCATTAATAGCAATTATAGGAGAGTTATCTAAAGCTAATGTATCTGCAGCAGATATGTTTGAATTATTTGGATTACGCGCTGCACCAGCAATGACTGCAGTATCTAGAATGGGTGTAGATAGTTTAAGTAAGTTAGAAAAGAAATTAAAGAGTTCTGCAGGAACTGCTGATAAAATGAGTCAAAAATTTAGGGAAACTATAGTGGGAAGATTTAAAGATTTAATAGCTACTTTAAATGAAGTATCTATTACTATTACGCAAGCATTCGGTACTTCAATAGCAGATGCGTTATTTGGTTTAAGAAATTGGATTAATAATATAAACTCGGCAATACAAGAAAACGATAAATTAAAAGCTATTATAGATGGTTTAAAAGAGGGATTAGCACCACTTATTGCAAGATTTAAAGAGATTGGTGACGCGGTAGTTGATTGGATAAAAGGATTAAGCCCAGAAGAATTAAAAGAAAAATTTAAAGCAGTAGGTACTATTATATCTAATGTAGCCTTAAGTA